GGCTCACCCCAAGTAAGCTGTCCCCATCCACCTCTGCCAAAACCATTTACAATAGCCATTAGTTACTAGGCTATTCTAATAATTGCATTTGACGCATCGGCTGTTGGGAATTGTATTGTAAAATCTCCTGCTGTAGATGTCTTGTCTCCGCCAAAGGCTAATACGCAAACTGCTTTATCGCTATTGGTGTCGTTGTAAATAAGGCAACCGTTTGCCGTAATTGTAGCGTTACTAAAGGTTAAATCAGCAAAGTCAGTAAATGCAGTTGTTCCTGAAGTTGTTGGATTAACATTTGTTAATGCCGCGCCTGTAGCAGTATAGTTAGTTCCACTTGCTTCGTTTGTGCTAGAGTAAGCAGTTGTTGTTGCTCCCAGACTAGCCGAGCTTGTATATAAAGCTAACTTAAACGAGTTACCGCCTGACGCTTTAAAGTTATGCGTTCCTTCCATCAGTTCTTTTTTGAACGAAGTACACATTGCCTGCGAAATTGCCATTATAATCTCCTAATAATTTCTGCTGTATCTGAGTGTTGGTTTTGTTCAAGTAATGCGATTAATGTTGTTCTATCGCTTTTTATTGCTTGTTCCATGTAGAACATTACAACTTCGTTTACTTGATCCTTAAATGCTTCTGCTTGATCTGCAATTGCAGGATGGCAACTTCCACCAACAAAAACAATTCTACTTGTTGCTCTTTCTGCCCAATGACTTGCATCAAGCCCTTTATTTTCTGACGTAACAACAGTAACAACACCTGCCTCAGCCGATCCTACTTCAATCACAATTAGCTCCTACCTTGGCGGACTGCGCCTGATCTGTAGCTGTCTGTAGTTCCATAACCTTCTCCAAGAGACTTTAACCGACTAACAGCTTCAGCGTATTGAGCCGAATAAAGCTGTAATAACTCAGGCTCTCCTTTTAAGAATGTATAAGATTCTACCAGACATCCATACAAAAGCGCATTTTCGGCATTATCCCCTAACCAACTTGTCCCTGTAGCAGAAACGCTAATTGACTCTGGCCTGTAGAAATAATGCAACTCAACGTCAAATGATGAGCTTGGTGTAGGTGCAACTATAAGTGTTCTTTCATCAAAAACTCCATAATACTTAGGAACTCCTGTTGCTGTAGATATAGGATAAGCTTCTCTAATAAAGTTTACATCTTTGTTTAGAAGATACTCATACCCACTGTTATCAACAGCTATAGAATAGATTCCTAAGTAATCAGTTGGGGCTGAAAGATATTGATTGTTAGCAGTTAAAGAGCCTGTTACATTTTTCCTAAAGTCAGGAAGCTGTACTTCTTTTAAAATTCTTTCTTCAGCTTGCGTAACAATAGTTGGAAGGTTGGCTACAAAAGTAGATTCTGTAGTTTCCAAGTAATCTTGTATTGTCTGTTTTAATGTAGTGTATGTGAATGCCATTAGCCTATTACCACCTTAACTTCTCCTGCATTGCATTCTATGTCTAACCCAACAGTAAAGCTACCTAGCTCGGTAACACCTCCACCAACAGGGTTAAACGCAAATAAAGCCCTACTTTCATCTAATGCTCTGTCAGGCCTTGGGTTCCTTAATGCCTGATTGTCGGTAAATGCGACCTTTCCAAGCTGTAACTGGGGTTGATCAACATCAACAACATCTTTACCAACTAGCATTCCAGTAGGTCTTTGATCTTGTATCTGAGGAACAAGGTCTGTTAGCTTATAACGAAACCCTGTTCTGTCGCAAAATCCAAAAGCAAGCTTGCCTTTAGATGCTGTCAAAACCTGTATCCTCCGGGAGTTACATGCAATGAAGCTTTTTCTCTATCTGCATCTGCCGCAAGATTCCACTGCTCTTCATACTCAGCTTTAAGCAATGGCGCTTTTTGATTTGATTCGGTGTACTTAACACTTAGCTGATAAGCAAGTCCTGCAATCAAGCATGGAAGAAACCTTAAAGGCACATCCATATTGTTTGACGCAGGTGATCCAGTATCTTCAACTCGTTGCATAAAGTAATAAACAAGAGTGTATGTTTCCGTGTCATCAGGGACAGGCCATAAGTTAACAGTTACAGAGCTTGGGTCTTTCTCAAGGAAAAACTGCAAAGGTTTGCCTTCTGTTAACTTGTTAGATAGATGGGCGTACTGGCTAATTGATATTCTGGTCAATGTTTGATCAAACTGGTTACTGCTGTTTCCGTTGTTTGTTCTTACAAATGCTTCAATAATATCAAGAACATCTCCGCTTAAAGGATATGTTCCATCACCGCTAGTTAACGCTTGAGTTCCTTCTTGGACTGTCCAAAGGTTTAATCCTCTGTTTTGCCACTCAAGCATCAAAAGATTAATGCTTCTTCTGGCAGTCCTGTAATCATAACCGCTACGCAACTCTAGCCCTGCTCGCTCAAACGCTTCTTCAATAGCATCGCCAAGGTCTAGGTTAAAGTTATATGTTCCGCTAGTTGCCATGTTTATTTCCTTTTGGATTTAGCTCCAGAACACTTCCATCGTTTGCGGGACAAGTTATTAGGAGTATTAGGATCATTTTGTTTCTTTTTAGAAAGCCTTTTTTTTATTCCAAGGCTTCTTGCACAGTAACTGTCTCCCTTAGATGTCCCTGCACGAACCCTTGGGCCACCGCCTTTAGCGTTTCCTGATTGCCCATAGCTAACCTTTTTGCCTGACGAGGTTACCTTAACCTTTGCCTTGCCTTTTCTAGGCGTTGCCATGAATTAACCCTTTTTTGCCTTAGCTTTTGCTTTAGCCGATAAATCTTTTAAATGAAACAATTTTACACTAGATTTTGTGTGAGATTTATTCGTGTGCAAAGTACCGTCAGACATCTTGTGATTAGAACCTTTATGCTCAGTTCCATCTCTTTTGTAATGTTTAACACCTTTCATTTAAAAACCCCTATCTGTAATTTTGGTTTAACCTTTTGTCTTGCTATTTCTAGACCTATTGTCTTTTCTAGAAGAGACTCTTAGGTTACTTGGCGAGTTGTTGCCAGTGTTCCTGTCTCTGTGGTCTACGTCTTTGTTGTCACCTTTTTTGACAAGACCTCTCTTCTCCATTAGCTTTCTAGCCTTATTTCGCTCTGCCCTGCGTTTTTTCTCTTCAGGTCTGGAGTGAAAGTTTGCATACTCTAGCTTATAGTTTCTAGCCATAAGATTTAATTACTTTCATAATAATACTGTAAGTGTCACCGCTAGAGTGTCCTACGGTTGTCAACATAATATCACCAGTTACTCCGCTACCTGCATTGTTAGGTATTCCAGAAAATCCAGAAAAATCTAACTGATCAGAGTAGTCAGCAATAAGATGCCACGCTAATACGTCTGTAGAGGCATCAAACAAGACTTTTACGCTCATACCTACAGTGCTGTACCAAATATTGCTTATGTCTACCCTAGAGCAAGCCTGACCCGTCATAGGGTCTTTGGTGAGAGCAGATACGTCAATTTTCTTGACTGCCGCTTCTCCAGAACCATCGCTGACATTGGTAAACTTAAATGTGGCAAATTTAGCCCCATCTGTAATTGTTTGTGTTGCGACTGCATCAGCCATTATATTCTCCTAAAAGAAAGGGGCGCATAGCACCCCTTAATATTTAACAATTACGCTACTTGAACGTACTCAATAATAAAAGTAAACGATCCTGCTGTAGTAGCATTAACGGTGTTAGTAATGTTACAGAAGATGTTGCGAGCTACTGCCGAGTATTGCACAGAAGCGGGAGCAGTTGCTCCATCTTGAGTTTGCAGAACTAAAGCGGTTAATGTTACGTTACCAACAACAACAGTTGTTCCTGCATCTAGAATCTCATCAGCTTGAGTCGCAACAATTTGTGCGCCAGAAGAAGAAGTTCCAACTTCATAACCAATATCACCTGACCCGATAACTGGAGCAGTTACACAAAAGATTTTAATGTTTGTGATAATGGTATTTGCAGGCTGTACAAATGTAGCAATAGTAGGGCTGTCGCCTGCGGTAGAGTTAACAGTAACTCCGGGAGCATGACCAACGTGCTTAATGAACTTGCCGGTTACAGCAGATACAAGTTTTGTAGTGCCAGTTACAACTAGATTTCCACCAACGGTGGCATCAGTTGCATAAGTAGAGTTAGTTGTTACGGTTCCAGTAGTAGCATTTTTAGTGATATCTGAAAAACCGTTTTCTGACCGGACTATTCCGGTAAATGTTGTTTGAGCCATGGGTGTTTCTCCTGTCGGGGCCAATGTCAGTCACGAAATTGTGACTGTCAGGGAAAGTTTAATATAACGCAAAAAAGAAAAGGCGGCAAGTGCCGCCTTTTCCCATGTAACGAAAAGCTTAATTAAGCTCCCGGAGTACCGAAAACAGAACGCCAATCAGACACACCGAAAGAATATCTTTCGCGAGCCTTGAAGCGCATGTTACCAGTGTCAAAGTCCCCTTCCATTGCCGTCTTAATTGGCGAACGGTTGAAGTATTTGAATCCGTTTGGTGCGTCAGTCTTGATGAAGAATGCATCAGAATCAGTAAGGAAGTGGTTAACCACTGCGCCGTCAGGCAACATTCCCATATTCTTCATAGCATTAGCGTCGTTGTCCGCAGTTGATGAACGTAGGTTAGAGTTAAGTACTCGCTCTGCAATAAATTGCAGTTCTTTAGGAATAATTAACTTTGTGCCTTGTACAGCAATCTTTAGACCACGTTCATCAGTCATTCCTGCAATCTCAATTAGCATTTGCTCAAGAGAAGTCTCGTTGAGGTCAGCCGCAGTAGCGAGCAGGTTAGTCTGAGAACCGGATAACGATGGATGAGCCGCCGAGCACAGTGCTTGTCCGTCACCTTGCGCGAATCCACCAGTGGAAACAAACGCATTGTTAAGGATAGCCGCCGCTTTAATCTGCTTAGTCTGAGCCATTGAACGAGCCAATGCCTTAGTGTAGCGAGATGCGAGACGATCATATAAGTTATCTTCAATAGCTTCTTCAGTAATTGAGAAAGCCAAAGCGATAGTGTCATGAGTGTAACGAGCAGTGTAAGTCTCTTGTGCTTCGTCAAAGCTAATAGTACCACCTTCGCTTTTAACTGGTGCAGTAGAGAAACCGCCAAGCATTACTTCTTCTTCAAAGGCTCTGTCCGAAGACTCCTCGTCAAAGATTTCAGAATGCTCGTTCTCGTAACGATCATATTCCAACCCAAATAAAGCATTAAGGCCGGGTTCTAGCTCTTTCGCTAATTGTGCGCGTGAAATAGCCATGTGTTAACCCTCCTTAAAGGCCCGTTGTCGTCGCAGTAGTCTGCGAGTCAAAACGGCTTGTGGGTGCATTGAAGTGGGCGCTAAGACGAACTAGTAATGGAATACCTGCTGAAGCGTAATCATTATTAGCGGGATCGTCTTGGATACCTACTATTCGTAGTGCCAAAGTGGCGGTAGTGGCAATTGAACTAACACTTAGAGCACTATTACTAGACCCTGTATCGGTAGAACCAGTACGGGCAGAAGTGCCCAGAGTGGCGTTAGCGAAAACAGCGGCTTGACCCGTTGCTCGGTTAGTCAAAGTTGCATCACTTGCTACTTTGAAGATCTGGTTAGGGTTGTCAGCAACGAAAGCTTTAACAGGATAGTTAGTATCCACGCTTACAGAGCCTGACCCGGGCCAGTAGTTAAGAAAGACCGGCTTTTTCTGTACCGAGTCTTGATATTCTACGCCCATAAGAACTCCCAACGCCTGCGTAGTACCACCACTGGTGGCACCTGCTTGATCAATAACACCTGCCGCCAAAGGGACGACGATGTTGTATTGAAAAATAGCGTTAGTATTGTTGGAAGCGATCTCATACTGAGTTACACCAGTAGAGTTTGACGCTGAACCAACAAGTCCTACAGGACGAAGACCATAGGCAGTATTTTGATTTGCCATAACAGTTTTCTCCTATTAATGACGAGCCCTCATTTTCGTGGGCCGCCGAAAGTTACACGAGATTGACGATCCGGTTTGGATATCGTCATCGATGAATGTGCGTTTTCTCGCATCATATCCTGATCCACTGCGTCCATCTGATCCGAACTTTTACTTGCAAAGTATGCGGTTCTTTCGTCTACAGTTTCAAGTGGAATACGAGCAAGAAGTAGTCCGCCTACTCCAAAAACACCTTCGTACTTACCTGATTCTACCGTTGGAGATTCAAAGTCAGGATACTCGTCCCTACGGACAAGCTCATAACCTTCTCTCATTTTTGCACTGATGTTCTTACTATCGTTAAAGCCACGGGTTTCAGCCCGTATCCAACGATGTTTGTAACCATCAGGCGCAGGTGGTGCATCTAACATTGACGGGGGAGCCCAAGGCTTACGCACCGCCTTTTTACTCCGTTCTGTATTTGCGCGAGAAGCTCTTTTGATGGGCGCATCCAACTGGTCGTCTTGTTCACTCATTTTCTATTACTCCTTCACGTATTTCGCGTATTCTTCTAGCGGCACACCCAATTTTTTCGCAATTGCGACTTGGCTAGGGGTGAGTCTAACCTTTCTCCCACTACTGCGCCCAGTGTTTGATCTACTAGCAGAAGCAACCGCCTGAGCGGGTCGTTTGCCCTGTTTACCAAGTTTATGCGGAAATTCTTTAGCAATCCGTCGGTCTAACTCAGTATAGTAGTCATTACCCTGCGGGTCAAATCCTTCGTCTTCCACTAATTTCTTGTGGATACCAAATGCCGCATAGGTCATAACTTCATCTTGTCCAAACCAATCATTTTTAACAGCCCATGTTTCGGCTTTTGGGTCTGGTCTACGAGGAGCCGGTGCCTGCTGTGGCATTGGTTGTTGCAGTTGAGCCTGTTGTTGAGCCTCCGCCTGCTGACGATACCGGTCCTGTTGTAATTTAGCTTGACGCGCCCGGTCGTTTTCAATGGCTAAGTTAGTAAGTTGACGTTGCGCTTGAACCGCGCCCGCTGTATCACCTATTTCCATTGCCCGGGTTAATTCTTTTTCAGCACTTTCTGTTTGAGTAGTAACGCGATTGGTGTATTCAGATACATAGTTAGTATCTAAATTAGCCATTCTAGCTTTAACAGAATCATTTTCTTGCTGAATCTTTTTAGCGTAATTTACAGCTTCGCCTTCACGACGTTCTGCTTCACGCATTTTTTTAGTTAAACGATCAATCCTTTTTTGAGTAGCATTTTCTGCTTTATCAAATTGATCTTCTTTGAACGGCGTACCCTCTACACCGTCATCAATTTCTATGTTTAACTCTTCAGTTTCTTCACTCATACATCACCCTTTAATAATGGAGAACATCTTCCGGATCTAAAATTTTGGCAAGGATTTCGTCGTCGTTAAGAATACGAACCTCGCCCCCATCAATTGCAAAACGAGAACCCGCGTAGCGAGCAAACATTACCCAATCTTTTTCTTCACACCAAGCACCTGACGGGAACTTATCAGGGTCTTTGTATGCAAGGGGTCCAACTTTAAGAACATAACCAACCTGTGTAGAAACAGACTGCTCTTGAACTAGTTGATCTGGAAGATAAATACCGCCTTCTGTTTGTCCTTTACCACGGTACGGGAGTATCAAGATTCTCCAACCGGTAGGCGAAGGCATCTTATCAAGAAGACTTTTACCAATATTTTCAGGTCTTAAAACGGGCTTATCTACATAAGCGTCTTTAAGGTTATCTGCACTTGCATCAGCGACTTCCGCGTCTTTAGTCTGAACTTCTTGCTTCTCAGATTCCATTTGAAAGGCGGCACTGGGTGCGGCAGATAGGTCAATTTTTGACTTATTCATATACTACGCTCCTGTTTATCTAGCAGGCTCTTGAGTTCCTGTTCTACGTGATTTAAAGAATCTAAATTTCCCATGAGCTCACGATACTGCTCCATGGATTTTACGTTACCAAAGATCATAAGATCACAGACAGCTTGTCGGCGTTCCCTGATAACTTTAAAAACCGCCGTAACGGTAGAAATCTCATCCATTCCTATATGTCCCCATATTGTCTAAGAAAGTTAGATTTTATCCTATCATATCTTATACAAAAGAGGGAGGGTTTTATATCATTATTCGATTAGTAGCACCAACACATCTGTTCAGTCTTACGCGTGTCTACGTGTACAAAAGTTTTAGCAACCCCTACGGACATTCCCATAGCTGAAGCATGTTTTACAATAGCTAGGCGTTGTGCGCCTCCAGAGACTTTAATGTCAGCGGCAATGCCGGAGGCATGGGTTCCGGGAGTACTTTTACGGGCTTCTGCGCTGTGAGTTTTACTGCGAAACCCGCTAGTAATTACAAACGGAAAACCACAAGCCGCACGTAAATGGTCAAGAGCTTTAATAAACTCAATATCCATAGAATTCTCGCCGGTCTCTTGGCAATTAAAATCTTCAACTTTAAAATACTTAAACATTACTTTTCCTTTGCTACCGCGTTCTTCTTTTCGTATGAACGCATGGCTCCCATACCCAACATTCCCATGAGAACAGGCGTTAGTAAAGAGGGGTCAACTGTGGGAACTTCAAACCAGATAGAAAGTATCTGAGATATAATCACATTATATGCAAGACCCACACCGCATGTCCAGCCGACGAACGGTCGCCACCCGCCGATAAACAGAGAACCCGACTGGGCTTCAGCCTTGTTTAACTCAATTTGAGCAATGGCATTTTGAGCCGATGCTTTGTCGCTCATGGTAGCAATTTCATGTGCTAGAGCGTTCTTTTGATCTTTATCTTCTATGAACTTGTCAAGAAGTCCCGTTACTGGGCCGATTAAAGAGGCGACTATACTCATTACAATACCCTATCAAGTAAGGCGGAGCCTAGTATTAAAGGATACATACTCCAAAG